CGTATACTTATATAAGTATATTCTAGTATATTATATATTTATATATAATCCCCGTAGGTAATATATAATAATATCAGATACTTATACTAGTATATTCTAGAATACTCTAGAATAAAGAACTCTAAATAAATCCCTAAACAAAACAGGAGCGCAGCGGCAGCGGAGCGTAGGTTTTGTTTAGGGATTTATTATTTAGAAATAAAGAAAACTATTTAAGCCAATAAAAATAATTGTGAATTTATCTTAGGAAACTATACTAGGCCGGTAAGGTAAAGTTAATTTAACCTAGGAGAGTTCATGAATAAATTTATTGGTGTTAAACTTGTATGGGCAGAAAAGCAGAATTCTTTAGTCCCAAGTGGTGTATACGAGAAAGGATCCCCAGGATACTCAGTGGTTTATTCTGATGGGTATGTGTCCTGGTGTCCTGAGAAAGTCTTTGATAAAGCAAATTTCCTTATCACAAATAAAAACAATGCGATCAGTGCTGATGATGTGGATAATATGATTGCCAGTATTGCCACAACTACTCTTACCCCTGAAGGATCCAAAAGCAAAACTACGGTAGTCGTATGTACCTTGATCAATGGATTTACAATTACAGAATCCAGTGCTTGTGTTGATCCGGCGAATTATGATGAACAGATAGGTAAAGAGATTTGTTTAACCAAGATTAAAGATAAGATTTGGTTTCTTCTTGGTTTCCTTCTTCAATCAGCCCTTTATGGTTTTAAACAAGAGTAAGGAGACTTCTTTTGGATAACTTAATTGTGAAATATTTCGCAAACAAGCACCTGCCAGAAAGGTTACAGAATATTAGTGAACCTATTTGTCTTTTGGCTCAACAATTGGACAAAGAGTTGCCTAACGGTGCTGAGAAATCAGCAGGGTTACGAAAATTGCTGGAAGCTAAAGACTGTTTTGTAAGGGCAGCATTATCATGAATAAAGAAAAGACTGTATTTTTAGGGGGAACTTGTAATGGCTCAACATGGAGAGATTTATTAATCCCTTTACTGAAAATTAAATATTTCAATCCTGTTGTTGAAAACTGGACTCCGGATTGTATGGAAGAAGAGATCCGGCAGAGAGTATACTGTGATTTTTGTTTATATGTAATCACGCCTAAAATGGTCGGAGTTTATGCAATTGCTGAAGCAGTAGAAGACTCTATTAAAATACCTTGGAAGACGGTGTTTGTAGTATTGAATTCAGACGGTAATACTGTATTTACAGAAGCTCAGTTAAAATCTTTGAATCAAGTTGGTAAGATGATTGAACAGAATGGGGCTATATATTTCCGTGACCTACATTCTGTTGCAGAATATTTAAATCGTCCGGAATTCCATCTTAAAAATCCTTCAAATAATATTTCACTCTCTTCTGTGTTAAGAAAATTTATACCACAACCTTGTAATTGTATTCACAGAAATGTGTGTTCAAGAGTAGTAGATATTGAAGCTGGTAACCCTGCAAATTGGTGTGGATCTTTCATGTTATCACCTACTGAAAAGTAAAACAATTTTATGAAACCTTTAACCGAAGATGAATTTAAAGCGGCTCTGCCGGCTCAAGTAAAGAAGCTAGTGACTACTGATCTTTTGGATCAGATTAATCATACCTTGAGTAATCCTGATACCATGGAGATTTTCCGGGAGAATCTCATTAGCTACACTGGTGTAATGAAGGATGGTCGCTTTAAATTATCAAGTTATATTAATGCAATTAAGTATGTAAGCTTTAAATTGTTAGGTGATACTAATATTAACGCTTACATAAAAACATTCCCTGAAAAGTATAAGAGATTTACTGATGATAATGTAGCCAAAAAAGATATTGCCAGCTACTCAACTGCCTATAATAAAAGCAAGCTGGTCAATCTGATCATGGAACAAACCTTGGTTCCAATTCATGTATTAAATGCCCCTACCTATCAGAAGGCCATTAATGTTCAAGCTGAGTTGATGATGACAGCCAAATCAGAAATGGTCCGATCCAATGCAGCTAACAGTTTAATGCTTCATTTAAAGCCCCCTGAGACTACCAAAATTCAATTGGATATTGGGATAGAGCAGGGCAGTATTATCGATGATTATCAGTCTGTGATGGTTAAAATGGCCCGGGAACAACAGAGATTAATTGCCCTGGGTGGTGATATCAAACAGATTGCAAATGCCAGTATAAAAAAACCTGATGAAGAAATTATTGATATCTGATGGCCACTAAATATAAAAAGCAGGATGTAGAGGATTGGCTTAAAGAAGTTGATTATACTTTTGCGGGTTATATGCCTCAAGAAGAGGCCCTGCTTTTTGTAAACTTTATCAAAGAAGTTAATGGTGGTGCTGAAGAGAATGAGACCCCAATAGTCCATCTGAAAATGATGGACAGGGTTTTTAACAAAGATAAACGATGTGCAATTATGGTACACCGTGGCTGCGGAAAAACCACACTTTTTGGGGAATATCTAGTCTTATTTATTGCTGCTTTTGGTTACTTGCCTGGTTTTGGTCCTGTTAATTTAATGCTGTATGTTACAGATAGTATTGAGAATGGTGTAAAAAACCTTAGACGAAATATTGAATTCCGCTATTCAGAAAGCGATTTTTTACAGAAATTAATCCCAAATCGTAAAATCACATTGGGTACAGATAGAGGTAATTACGTTGATCTGAATAAATATGAGGATGGTCTTGGTGCTGGTATTAAATTTACAGATATTCGTCTTGAATTTAAGAATAATAAAGGTCACACCACAATTATCAAGGGTTATGGAAGTAAAACTGGGGTTCGTGGTGCAAAGGAACTAGGACAAAGACCCACAGTTGCTATTTTGGATGACTTGGTAAGTGATGCTGATGCTGAATCAGCAACCGTCATTAAGACAATTGAAAACACCATCTATAAGGCCGTATCAAAGGCTTTACATCCTACCAAACAGAAGATGATTTGGTTAGGTACTCCATTTAATTCTCGGGATCCTCTATATAAAGCTGTTGAATCGGGTGCTTGGAGAGTTAGTGTTTATCCAATATGTGAAGAATTCCCAGTACCCAAAGAAGAATTTCGTGGGAGTTGGGAAGATCGCTTTCCTTACGAATATGTCAAAGATGAGTATGAGGAAGCCCAGGCTCTTGGTCTGCCGGCAAACTTTAACCAGGAGTTAATGTTAAGAATTATGTCTGATGAAGATCGATTGGTGCAGGATTCAGAAATACTTTGGTATAAACGCTCTTCCCTAATACAAAACAAATCCAGTTTTAATTTTTATATAACCACAGACTTTGCTGTGAGTGAGAGACAATCAGCAGATTTCTCCTGTATTTTTGTTTGGGGTCTAAATCATATTGGTCATTGGTTCTGGGTTGATGGTATCTGTAAAAAGCAGACTATGGATAAGAATATTTTTGATTTATTTAGGTTGGTTGCTTTATGGAATCCACAGCAGGTGGGGATAGAGGTCAATGGTCAACAGGGTGGCTTTATTCCTTGGATCCAACAGATGATGCTTGATAAGAATTGTTTCTTTAATATTGCTTCTGAGAATAATCGAGGTAAACCCGGGATCTCTGCCAATACAAATAAAATGATCCGGTTTAATATTGTTCTTCCTTGGTTCAAATCCTTTCAAATGTTCTTTCCAGAAGAGATGAAAGAAACACCTGCCATGGTAGAGACGGTAAATGAATTATCTTTGATCTCGAAAGCGGGAATAAAAAGCAAGCATGACGATTGTATAGACTGTATTTCACAGTTAGCCAGTCTTACGACCTGGAGACCTAGTGAGAATATTCCTATGGTTAAAAGTGATGATGATGTCTATGAGGCTGAAGTAGAAGAAGAGCTATTTGGAATTGATTCATACATTGTTTAGCAAATTATTATGAGCTAGAATATAAAAAATTTATTTAGTGGGGTATTATGTTTCTTCAAGATATTTTTGATACTTTAGCTTCAGGCGAATTCGCCAATATTGCTATTGGTAATTCAGAATCGGGTACAATTACCCAAGCAGCTTACCCTAAAGTTGTGAATCATATTAATTCTGGTTTACTGGAAATTTATAAACGATTTCTTTTAAAGAAAAAAGAATTCCAGATTGTACAACAAACAGGGGTTTCAATATACTATATACGATATGACTACATTGCAGGCTCTATCAGTAGCACAGGCCCGGAATCTTATATCGTCGAAGATCCAAATGATCCTTTTGATCGAGACTTAATTAAGGTAATTCGAGTATACGATGAATTAGGTGATGAAGTTCCCTTAAACAATCCCAGATACAGAGATACTGGGGTTTTTACACAAGCCCACGATATTATAAAAATGACACCGGCAGATCCGCTTAAAACATTATCTTTTGTTTGCCAGGCTTCCTACCCAAAAATTATAATTACTCAGAGTTTTAATCCGGAAACTTACGAATTGTTTTTTCCTAGTTTCATTGAAACTGCTTTATTGGCTTTTGTGGCTGCAAGAATGTTTAAAGGAAAGCCTGGTAAAACAGATAGTGGGGTTCCTGCTTATAATGTTTATGATGGTAAATTTGAGGATGCTTGTAAGGTAATCAAAGAATTAGGGTTGGCTGAAGATGAAGATACCGATTGTGATCATTTTACAGATAATGGGTGGGTGTAATCATGGTCCCGGGAACATATAATATTAAAATTTATAAAGGCTCCACCTGGTCAATTACCCTGGAAGCTAAAGATGCTCAAGGTATTGCCATGGATTTTGCAGATTATAATTCCATGCGTATGCAGATCCGGGCCCCATTCATAAAAGGAGTGCCTACTGGACCTGCTTTATTGGAATTGACCACAGCCAATGATAGGATCTCTTTACAAAGTGCAAACACTCAAATTCTGTTGACCTTATCCGCTGCCGTGACGGCAGCTTTAACATTCAAAGAGGGTGTGTATGAGCTGGAGATGGTGAAAGATGCTGTGGTAGATCCTCCCTCTGTTGAAATCGTGGATAAGCTTATTCGTGGGTCAGTGACTGTTATAGAGGAAACGGTAGTATGAGTGATGTCGTAGTCACAGTTCAAGATAATACTCCCCAGGTCACAGTAACCAATAATGAAACCGCAGTAGTTTCAATTATTCAGGCTAATCCTATTTCTTTGGTTCCGGTAGATTCACAACCCAAGGTGATTATTAATACTGGGGTTGGCGGAGTGTATGATACCAGCACTCTCCTTGCTATGTTTGCAGGCATTCTGAGCTTAGATGAATTCTCTCCTTCACTTAAAGATGATCTACTACAATTACAGTCTTTATGGGCTAGGATTGGTACTCAAGTAAACCTGCTAACAGCCTCTGATGAAGTCAGTATTCGACAAGCTGCTATCGATTATACAGATGAGAATATTACTTTAACAGTTGCTGCTATTGATGCTGATACAGACGGTAAGATCTCTTCGGCTATATCTGTTATTGATCAAAAAGCAGATGAAATCAGTCTTCGTGTAGATTCATTTGAACAAGACACCGAAGATAATTTTACAGCCTATAATACTCAACTTACTGCAAACACCAATAGTATTGTAGCATCAGTGTTACGGCTTGATGCTATTGATGGACCAGGCGGTGATGTAGCATTACTTGGTTCAAGAGTTGGTATAACTGAATCTTCTATTGAACAAGAAGTTACTGCTCGTCAATTGACAGATGGAAACCTTATTGAAACTAATTCAAATTTAGCTTTA